TGCTGACCAAGACGATCAGTTCCCTTAAAAGCATTCTTAATGTCTTTTTCAACGCCAGTAGTGATGGCCCGAACAACTATATATGCATCACCTACAACTGCCACGTACCATCACCTCCTGACATCCTTAGCCCAATGGGCCGTCTAATACTTTTCCAAATGGTTTTGGAGAGTTTTCATTAATATCTGTAGCGGGAACAAACGGTTTTACTGCTGCCTTTTTTGGATCAAATGGAGTTACATCGCTGTAATCCATTGGAGCGTTTTGAAGGCCCTCAGAGTAGTCATTTGAATTTCCACCATATGTATAGGTTTTGTCGTAAAATTCTCTATACAAAATTTTTCTAATCTTGTTCTTCGCGTCAACTTGTTCTCCACTAACAGCGCTAGTAAAGTCTTCTTCAAATAAGACGTGTATAACGTCTAACATTTCAGAAGAAGACAACTCAGAAATCTGTAGGCCGCTCATTAGTGCTTTCCCGTTGACATAAGGCCAAAGGTCTACTGCCCACTCAAGGAGTCCTCTGGCCCCTGCATAGGGCGGCCTGAGTACTGCTCAACTAACCACGCAGTGAGTTCTCCTAACGTTTCTACAGTTACAATTTTTTCTGGGTCTTCTAATAAAGCCCTAAATCTGACAAGGCTTTCTTCAATTAATGCTTTTGCAAAAAAAGTTTCAATCAACCCTGCGGCAACTGCACCTTCGCTCGCAGACTCAGATTGAGAAGCAGCAACCATGTCCAAAAGAACTTTTCCTTGGAGTGCTGGCTTGCAGTGGAACTCTTCCCCATGGACTTTGAAAGAAAGGGGTTCTGAGACGCTGTTACCAGCACCAAAATCCCTAAATCTCGGATTTGTCATCTTTGTTTATCCTCGTTTCTCGTGTGTCTTTATTTACTATTGACATAGTAAATTACTAACTATTTTACCAACTTTAAGTTGTCAGTAAGATAGCGATTTGCTTTTGTTCCAGGATGCATGACTGCGTGGGCATAGACCACACGGCCCCTGTTAACAAACCTAAGTACCGTTGCCCTGTTGGGAACGATGACATGAGGCTTACTTCCCTCATGGTGAAGTAGTGCATAGTTCAAAGATGAGCCAATTTTTACAAATTGACCTCTAGAGTCACGCAAATGGCGCATATGAATAGAAGCACGAAGTGCTCCAGTTCTAACTCCAACCTGAGCCCTAGCAGCAGCCTGAACTATTCTTCCCTTCTTTGCTAGATATCTTCCGACATCTCCTGAAGGGTTATTGAGCATAAAGTCTAACTCTGCTCTTCTAATAATTACTGTTGACATTTTACGGAACCGCCGCTGTAAATGTGAGAACTACAGTTTGAAAACCGCCCTCTGGTGCTTGAACTTCTACAGTTGCAATTACTCCCAAGCCATATCCTCCAGGCTCCCAGGTATCCAACTGAGCAGCACTGTCTAATAGAATCCAAGCATCGTATGCAGAGATTTCAGCAAAAGATTCAATGTTGTCTGCTGATGGTGGTCTTCCATTTTGACCAACAACTGGAACTTCTCTTGAGATAGAAACATTTATTGTCGCACTTCTTGGGTCATTACAACGTCGTGGTTCTGTTGCTTCATCCCCAGGAGAACCTACATACATCTGAACAAAAGAAACAACAACCTGTTCGCAATCGACTGCTGGTTGTCCTAAGGTGTAATACCTTCTAGAAGGCAGAGGCATATTGTAAGAAGCATAAGAAGAAACAACTTGGTCTAAGACTGCTTGCAAAAATACAGCAAGATTTTTAGCATTGCTGCTAACGGTTGCCTTATTTATAGGTGTTGCCACTTATGTCTCTCTTTCGTCTTTTACGTAAATTCTACAAGGTGTAGATAGGCTCTACTCTTGTTCCAAGTTGGATTGATACATTTGCTGTAAGAAGATTGATTACCTCATCTACAGCAGGGTTTGCCAAACTTGGTCTAGTACAGTAGATGTCATATGAACCTGGCTCCCTTGGCCCTAGAACAGCAAGAATATCTGAGTAATCAACTGTAACAGTTATCTTCTCAGTGCCACGATTCAACACGGCAGCACCAGTAAAAGTTTCAGTTTTAGATCCTGTGTAATCAGAGACAGTCATAGAAACTACCCAGGCATTATCGTTTAGTAAGAAATCTCCACTTACTTCATCTAAGTAAAGTACAACACTTCCACCAGTTGGCAAGACTCTTAAGTCAAATGCTGTTTCTGTAAACAAGAAAGGCTTTGGAGTAATACGACGAGCCTTAGGAACATCTGGACTAAATACACGAGCGCGAGCACGGGCTTTATCTGGATTAGAAGTTTTCAAAAATAAATCAACAGCGTATAGTCCAGTACGCAAGTCATCAATAAAATCTTGATTGTCAAGTACTGTGTATGAAATTCCTTGTCTAGAAATTGAAGTTACACGCTGAGGCAAAGCACAGGTGTCATCGCCTTCATAAAGTTTTACAAGTTCAATAGCCAACATACGAGCAGCATTTTTGCCTGCTGTTGGAGGAGGAGTTCCGTAGGTATATGTAACCTCTACGTTTGATGGAGTCCAAGTGGCTCCAGGTGCTGCTAAAAGAGTTGAGTGCTCTACTAAATAGTACTGAGATGGGTCAATGATATTTCCATCAATATCTCTTACAGTGTGAATCTTTACAACTTTACGGCCACGAAGGCGAATACGAGTATTTGATGATGTTCCATCACCTAGGTAGTCATCATCTCCATAAAGACCAGAACCACCAAGACGAAGGTTTTGAACATCTCCATCAACAAGAATAGGTGAGTATGTAAGTATGGATGCTCCAGCACGCAAGTATGGGTCAAATATAGAAACATAGCGTTCTGTAACAGTTGTTGTTCCGCTATATTTACGACCTGACATTCCCCAAAGTAAATAAGAGGCAGTTTTTACAGCATCGTAGGCGTAGTCAGAATCAGCATATGCGCTGCCTAAATCTTCTACGTTAGTCCAAAGATTACTGCTCATTATGTCTCCTAAATACTAAAAGCGGACGACTTACCATGTGTGCTAATGACACGACTGGCACGTCGTCCGCCCTCAGTTATCTAATTACTCTGTTGGGTTTTCTGACGATGCGATAATAAAGTCAACAGCATTATCAGCGTTGTAATCTGAGTTACCAGGAACGTTGTATGTTGTTGTTGAACCTTGTGAGGCAAAGTCTGTAACCGCTGTATATCCACGTTGACGAACCGCTGTGCCCACAGGGGATACAGCAGCACTAGCAACGTTTGTAGCAACCTTTGCGTAAGAGAAGGTTGTGTTGCTTCCAACAGTGGTAATTGTGTAAGTACCATTGAATGTGGCATCAACACCTGCTACAACAACTTGCTGACCTGCTTCAAAGTTGTGGGCTGAAGCAGTAGTTATTGTTGCTACGTTAGATGTAAGAGATTTGTTGTTTACTACGGCTGATAAGTTGTCATACCACTCGTAGAAGCCCTTTAGACCTGTTGGTGCCCATGAGCCGCGAGCGTATGAGTAAGGACGCTCTGTTGCGACTGGGAACTCCCAACGGCCATCTAGACCTGTGTCAAAGTTTTCGTTTCCTAAACCATAGCCTTCAAATGTGTTAGCAAGTAAACCGTTTTCAATTACGCGGTCACCTGATTGACGCAATTTTGCGTATGGGAATACCCAGTAGAAGTATGGATTTGTTGTTGCACGCTTTCCATCCTTTACTGCGAATGACCAAACTTCAATAGCAACGCCGTTTCCAGCAGGATCGTCTCCTACGGCTGGCGCGGCCCAACCGATGCTTTCGTTGTCTGGTGCTGCAAAAGTTCCAAAATTCTTACGAAGTAACAAACCACCTGATAGTAGTGCTGTTAATTCTGGGTCTGGTTCGCAAATTGCGAGTTCCATTGTGATGCGCTTTAGAGTATCTGGGGCTTTGTAAGAAACACAGACTGTACCGTCTGCTGACTTTTCTACAATTTCATCGCCTTCTTCGTACTCTGGTGTGAATGAAGCGCGGAGGAACGCCGAGGTTGTGTAACTATCACCTGGTTCAGTGAGTAAGTTGCCTGAGGCGTCCAGTCTAGTGACTCGGATCGCCACACCTTGGACGCTTGCCGCGTAGTCCTGAGTGGCCATACCTTTTTCTCCTTAGTTTGTTTCTATATACTATGCAAGTGCAGGTACTGCTACCCGAACTGCATAATGTGATGATGGGTCGAAATACACCGCAGCAGCACGAACTGCCTTGATGTTCATGTCATTAATACTAGCATTTATGCCTTGTGCCAATGTGTCATTTACAACCTCTGGCTTACTCAAGTGAACCTCTACAGGTCCAGTTGCGTACATCCAACGGTTGGTTGCTGATGCTGTTGCGTTTGCATTTCCAACTGGTCCATTTCCTGAATAGCCAGAACCAATAACCACCTCTGTACCAAGACGAGTTCTCATCTTGCCCAGTGGTTTTGGAGCATCAAATGAATCAAATTTAATTTTTGATCCAAGGATAGAAGCAACATCTCTTGTCATATGAATGACACCATTACCACCATAAGGAGAAGCAGCAAGTGCTTGTTCTAGGTGGAATAAAGCATCTGATGCTGAATATGCTCCAATAGCAGGAACTGTTACGGATGTAGCCTTTGATAAATAGTTATTTGAATTTGTTTCTGCCTTAGCAGTTAACCCATCCCAGAGTTCAGTCTCTAGGGCTTTTTGTGTTGCTGCTTCTAATTGCTTGATAGCAATTTCAAAACGATCTTCACCTGGAAGACCAAAAGTTGATTGGAATACTTCTGATTCAATAAAGAATGGCTCGTAGTCTAAATAATTAGGCTCTCCATCAGCATCAAACAGTTCTCCATCTGAAACTGCTGCATCATTTACAGAAAGAAGTCTAATAGTTGAGTATGAATCAAACTCATAAGCAAAGCCACGTACCCATCTTTCGTCATAATTTGACGCGGTATGGTTTTTGACGCGAGCAACGCTCAAGAGTCCGCAAGGAGCGGGCACTAAATCGGGTGCTGGGTAAACTCCACGAAATGCCATCTTGTATTACTCCTTCGTACTCTTGAGCGTTGTCTCGGTCTTATTTACTTCTAGTTACTGGGTACGGCTTAGTACTCAATAGCAGCAGCAGTTGCTCCACCAGTTGTATCGCGGAGGGCAGCAGCCACACCGTTGATAGAAATGGTTGAAGTAATTACTAGTGCTTCTACGCCGATGAATGCGATACCTTCAAAGGTTTCAACAAACATCTTGTAATCGTTAGTTCCAACAAGGGTAGAATCACGAATGATTCCTAGATCCAAAGTACCGCCATCAAGGAACAAGAATGAACCTTCTGCGAATAGGTACCAAGTGAATGAATCTGCGAACTCGTTTAGAGCAGCGGACGCTGATTGTGCGCCAGACACGTTCTGATCTAGTGAAGAAGTTAGTGTTACTCCACGAGAAGCAACGTATCCGTCGATTTCTGCGTATGCATTGAGTGTGTTATCACCAGGCATTGACAAAGCAAGGTCAGCAGCCATCGCGTCTTTAACCCATGCAGGGATAATCGCACGAAGTGGTGCATCAGCCTCTAGGCGATGACGTGAACGGTAAGCAGAAGCAGCGCGACCTAGTTGTACTAGGAAGTCACGACCAAATCCGATTAGGGAAGTAGTTGTAACTGCTGATGAAGCAGAAGAAATCTTAGAAAGAAGGTTCTGCTCTGCTTCACGAGCGTGCTGAATCAGACCCAACTCGTTGTGACGAGCGATAAGTTCTGGATAAGCACGAGTCATCAAGTTACCGAACTGTAGTTGCAAAGTTACTGCGTCAGTTGCGACGGTTTGCTCTGCTGCTGCTGAAACGGTGAGGCTTGCTTTAACGTCGGTACCAGGGCTGGTATCAACTGCGTTTGTCCACACGCCAACTGCGTTTCCGTATGAGGAAAGCACTGGTGGTGTTACGAAGCGAATACCGCCGCGATCAGCCTGGAAACGAGGAAGAGCATCACGTACTGGACGTGCTGTTGTTCCAATTCCAAAAATGTCGTATTTGGTCTCGAATGGTGCTGCGTGTCCACCTGAAGCAACAAGTGCTTCTGGGCTTGTTACAGCGTTGATTTTTGCCCAGTTTGATTCTGCATCCTGTGTAAGGGTGCGATCTTCTGGGAATGATGTGGTTACAGATGCAACGATGTGTTGTTCTCCATCTCCACCGTTTACACGGCGTAGGCCATGTAGACGCTTTGACATTGCTTCAGCAACGGCATTCATATCTGTTAATGGGCTTCCAGCCGTATATCCTGGAATATCTGCACCCGCTGTGATTGCCACAGGAGCGGCAGATGTCCGAGATGTTGGACGGCGGTCAGCCGGGACCTCAATGTTGAGGTTGTCTGCATTTGCAGCGGCGGTCACGGGTGCCTCCATATTTTCTTGAACCAAGGTTGGTTCACTTGCTTGGGTTGATGTTTCTTGAATAGATGCTTCCGCACCTTCAACAGTCTCAACAGATGCTTCTGTTGCTACTGGAGCATCTACAACAGTCTCTGCAACTGCTTCGGCAACTGGTGCCTCTGCTGATGCAACTTCTGCTGTTGGTGCCTCTTCTGTTGCTACTGGTGCTACTGATTCTTCAGCAGCGGCAACAACTGGTTCTTCTACAACAGCAACTGGTGCTGATGTTTCGATAGTTTCGGTTTGTGATTCAGTTGAGAACTCGGTGTTCTTTCCCGCTTCGATAGACGCTTCGGTCATGGTTTTTTCCTCTTTCTCTTTCTCTTCCTCTTCTTTGTCAGAAGGAGTTTCTTTTTCTGGAGAATGCATTGCTGCCTCTTCCATCTTTTTCTCCTCTTCCATTGGAGCAGGAGTTTCAGAAACAGGTGCTTCTTCAGCAGGTGCTTCTTCTGTCACAGGAGCAACTGGTGCTTCCTCTGCCATTGGAGCCTCTTCTGTTTTTGCTTCCATGTTTTCTTCCTCTTTTTCGCCATCTTGTCCGTAAACGCGGGTAGCGGCCTCAGAGGCTCGCTGAGCGAGTTCTTGGGCTGCGGCCTCGCGGCGCTTGACTTCGTTTCTAACTCCATCGAGCATATCGGCAAGCGACGTCATCGCGTCGACTGTTTGCGGGGTAGGATCTTCCTTCTCAACCGTTTCAAATTGCTTCAGGATTGCACTCTGAAGTTCAGCAACTTGATCGTCGCCTAACTCTGCGAGTTGGTCCATCTGTTCTTTAATTCGGTCCATGAACTGTCCTTCCTCTGGCCAGTCACGATAGGTCTATTACCTATCTTGCTAATCAATCGAGGCCGAGGGACTCCGAAACGCTGTGTAGATAGCGTGGAGGCACTCCACCTAATACTGAATACTACATTACTTCTATTAGTGTG